TAAACACAACCAATACTATGATTGGCATTGTGATGGTTGGGATAAACCTTATGAAAAAGAAGGACCTGACAATGGTAAGATTCGAAAACTATCTATGACTTGTCAATTAACAGATGGTTCAGAATACACAGGTGGTGAATTAGAATTTGATTTTAGAAACTACGATCCACATATGAGAGACGAAACTAAACATTTAAGAAAAGCAAAAGAAATTTTACCTAAAGGTTCTATTATTGTCTTTCCTTCATTTGTTTGGCATAGAGTTAAACCCGTAACCGCTGGTACAAGATATAGTCTTGTAGTCTGGCATTTAGGTAAACCATTTAGATAATATGTATATAAATAATTACTTTAACACAACCATTTGGTCAGAACAAAAACCAGAGTTTGTAAAATCATTAACAAAAGCATCCAACAAATATATTAAAGCTGCTAGAAATTTTCCAAAAGCTAAAGCACATATAAAAAAGTTTGGAGACTTTGGAAGAAGTTATCATTCAACACCTTTAACAGCTGATAATGATTTTTTAGATTTTAGAAATTACATTGGTCAAAAATCTTGGGAGTATTTAGACCATCAAGGTTTTGATATGCAGCAATACACAACATTATTTAGTGAGATGTGGGTACAAGAGTTTGCAAAAAAAGGTGGTGGTCATCATTCAGCACACGTACATTGGAATCAACACGTATCAGGTTTTTACTTTTTAAAGTGTAGTGATAAAACATCAATGCCAGTATTTCACGAACCTCGTACTGGAGCAAGAGCTACTAAATTAAAAATGAAACCAGATCAAGAAGGTGTATGGAATGGATCAGAATTAATCCACTTTAAACCAACACCAGGTACATTAATTATCTTTCCAGGATTTTTAGAACACGAATTTAGTGTAGACTTTGGTATAGAACCTTTTAGATTTATACATTGGAACATACAAGCTCTACCAAAAGAAATGATTAAAGATGTTTAAAAAAAATAAATACACTATAATTAGAAAAGCTATTAATAAAGATTTAGCTTTATTTATTTACAATTATTTTCTTATGCAAAGACAAGTTTATAATACTTGTATGCAACATAGATATTTTTCTCCTTATGAAAATATTATAGGTCATTATGAAAATGAGAATGAACAAATACCTAATACATATTCTCAATATTCTAATATAGCCATGGAAACTTTAATGTTAAAATGCCAACCCATTATGGAGAAATTAACAGGATTAAAACTTCAACCATCTTATACTTATGCAAGAATATATAAAAAAGGAGACGAATTAAAAAGACATAAAGATAGATTTAGTTGTGAAATATCTACTACTATGAATCTTGGTGGAGATCATTGGGATATATATTTAGAACCATCTGGTAAAGAAGGAATGAAAGGAATTAAAGTTTCTTTAAAACCTGGAGATATGTTAGTTTATTCTGGTTGTGAACTAGAACATTGGAGAAAAAAATTTAAAGGTAATGAATGTTGCCAAGTATTTTTACATTATAATAATAAAAAAACTAAAGGTTCTAAATTAAATTTATTTGATAAAAGACCACATCTAGGACTACCATCTTGGTTTAAAAAGTGATATAAAAAATTCGCAAGTGAGTATTACCACCACACCAAATATTCACTTGCCTAACTATGGTTTAAATCTATTATTATGAAATTTATTTTAGCTTATACAATATGCTCAGCAATTACAGGTTTGTGCAACAACACAACAGTATTACCAATGGAATTTAATTCCTGGACAGATTGTACTAAAGCTGGTGCTTTAGCAAGTATTAAAGTTGTTAATAATAATTTAGAAAAATTTAACGAAAAAAAATTATATGTAACTTATTTTTGCAATCAAATAGAGGGTGAAGATGCCTAAAAATTCTGCATTAGAAAGAATAGAATCACACGAAAAACTTTGTCGTATCATGCAAAAACAAACTCATCAAAAAATTAACAATATAGAATCAGAAATTAAAGATATTAAAAAACATATGTATTATGCTATGTCAGCTTTAATAGGTGGAATGTTTACAATTATAGTTATACTATTTCAGAAACTTTAACTTTAAGGTCTTTATGGCTAGAAGAAAGAAAGCAGTTACTGGTCTAACCTCAGAATTAAAGGCTCAACTTAGGCTTGCGGAAGATCCTAATTTAATAGTATTTATACCTGTTGGAGGTCTTGGTCCTGTAGATATTGTTACTTTAAATATGACAACAGGAGAGTATAATGCTTATGATGTTAAGTCTAAAAATTATAGAAAAAGCAATAGTTATATCGCACCAGATGGGTATAAAAGAAACCTTAAAGGAACATTTATATCAAGAGGAACAACTAAAGAACAAAAAAAACTTAAAGTAAGGATTATATACGAATGAAATTATCACAAAACTTTACCCTTCAAGAACTAACTAAATCAGATACAGCTATTAGATTAGGTATACCTAATGAACCTAACTCAGATCAGATTGAAAAATTACAAAACCTTTGCGAGACTTTACTTCAACCAGTTAGAGATAAATTTGGTCCAGTAATTATAACATCTGGATTTCGTAGTGAACAGCTATGTGTTAAAATAGGTAGTTCAATCAATAGCCAACATAGCAAAGCTGAAGCTGTAGACTTTGAAGTACCGGGAACAGATAATGCCGATCTTGCTTATTGGATAAAAGATAATATAGAAGGGTGGGATCAAATGATCCTTGAATTTTATACGATTGGTGAACCTTCAAGTGGCTGGGTGCATTGTAGTGTTGCAGATAAACCTAGAAAACAATTCTTGAGAGCTTACAAAGAAGATGGTAAGACGAAATACAAACCAATACTAGGAGACATAAGATGTGGTTAAGTGCAATTAAGTTGGCTGTTCAAGCAGGTAGCCATATATATAAAAATAAACAAAAAACTAAAATGCTAATGGCAGATGCTCAAATGAACCATGCACAAAAAATGGCAGAAGGCAAAGAAGAGTATCAAGGTAAATTATTAGAAAGCAGAAACTCAGACTGGAAGGATGAATTTATTTTAATTTTACTAAGCGTGCCAATCGTAATGTTGGGATTTGCTGTATGGTCAGACAATCCAGAACACATGGAAAAAATGCAGCTCTTCTTTGAATATTTTTCTAACCTACCATTTTGGTATCAATCAATTTTTGTGGGAGTAATTGCGAGTGTTTATGGTCTTAAAGCAACAGATTTAATTAAAAGAAAATGACAATAGCTGCTTTTGATCCCAGTTTATTAAGCAACTATGATGAACCTAAATACCTTTTACATTTTCAATGGAAAAATTCTGACACTAAAATTTACAGATATGCTTTAGTAGAAGAGATAGATATAACTAAAATAGATCACAGGTTAAAACTAAAACAAGATGAAATAGGATTGACCCAACAAAAGATATGGGAAAAGAAATATAAATGAAAAATATATCCACATCATACTCACAACAATATAATAAGAAAGTAAGTTTATTATCACAACAAACAGGAAAAAATGGCAAGAGTAAAGTTCAATATAGCAGATCAACCTCACGAAAGAATACCAAAAAAAACAAGTATAGGTAGACGACCTAAACTTTCTTCTATGAATAAGCATAAGAAGAGACAAAAAGGCAAGTCAAAAAATCGTGGACAGGGTAAATAATATCTTATATTAGAAGATCATAGGAGATAAATATGATTGATGAAATTAAAGACATGATTAAACATTACATAGAAGATCATAAAACAGCAGTTATTATTGTTGGTGTGCTATTAGTTATAGCTCTAATACTATAATAATCTTATAAAGAATAACCTATGGAGATAGAGAAGATGAACTATTATTTTACAGGTGTTCTTATAATTATGATGTTGTTATTGGCTTTCTGTGGAGGTCCGGCAACATGATTGATAAATACGTATATAAAGTTCTTGGTTTTTTTGATAAATACATTGAATGGACTAATTATTTATTTGCTCCAAAATGTAAATGCAAAAGAAAGAAAAAATGAAAGTATCAGAAAGCACATCAGTAAGTATGCCAATTAAAAATATGATTGGTATTGTTGTAGCTGTTGCTATGGGTGTGTTTGCATATACAGAAGTTACAGCTAGACTTACATCATTAGAGACATCAAGAGAATTATTTGAAAATGATTTACTTAAAAAATCTGAACAAGTACCTACTGACCAGGAACAACATTTTTTATTAGAAGATCTTTATAAAACAGTAGAGAAATTGCAATCTACTCAAGAAATGAATATGACTAATAAAGTTAATATAGAATTTTTAAAATCACAACTTGAAAAAGCGTTGGCTGATATTGAACATTTAAAAGATAAGGTTAGAGCAAATGGAAAATCTTACTGAAATAGTAATAGCATTATTGATGATCGTAAACCATGAGATTAAGGAACATAGAATACAACCTACTATGTCTGATTGTTTAAAAGGTAAAAGAATTGCCAACAGACAACTTAATAATAATGTAGAATATAAATGTATTAAATCAAAAGCAGAAATAGAAATTTATATGGGTGAAAAATCAATTAAAAAACTTATACTAGAATAATGGCTATTAGAAAAACAACAAAAGGTAAAGACGCAAACTACAGACCTACAAAGAAAGGTGCTGGGATGACAGCCAAAGGTGTTGCAAGATATAGAAGAGCTAATCCCGGATCAAAATTAAAGACAGCAGTAACAGGTAAAGTTAAGAAAGGATCTAAAGATGCTAAACGTAGAAAAAGTTATTGTGCAAGATCAGCCGGACAATTAAGAAACTCATCAGCTAAAACAAGAAACGATCCTAACTCAAGAATAAGACAAGCAAGACGTAGGTGGAAGTGCCGATAAAAAAGAAAACATGGGTAAGACCTAAGCAACAATCTTTAATCTGTGGTTACTGCGAGACTTGCAATAAACAATTAATGAGTGATGAGGGTGGCTGGATTGTTACAGCTAACAAACAATATTTTTGCCATGATGGTAAAGATGGTAGTTGTTTTGACAACTATTGTGTGCTAAAACTTAAACAACAAAAGGAGAATAACCATGTATGGTAAATCAAAAGGTAAAAGCAAACTAACAGCAAAGCAAAAAACTTTGCCTTCAGCTTTGAAGAAAAAAATAATGAACTCTAAATCAAAAAAGAAAGGTAAAAAATAATGGCTAAACGTGGATTATATAGTAACATCCATGCTAAACGTAAACGTATCGCTGCAGGTAGTGGTGAGAAAATGCGTAAAGCAGGACAAAAAGGTAGACCAACTGCTAAACAATTTAAGAGAGCTGCTAAAACTGCTAAGAAATAGTTTCTTTTAAATCTTGGTATTCTTGCCAAATGCTTTGACCAGCATCCCAAAATCTTCTCTTATGTTTTTTCATTTCTATTGAATGTAAAACTGTAGTATGATCTTGTCCGAAATATCTACCTATATCTGTAAGGTTTAAGTTATATTTTTCATACAACATATTGTGAATAATGTTTCTTGCTCTAACTATATCTTGTGTTCTAACCTTACCTAATAAACTTTTTTTGTGTACCTCGTAACGAACACAAATTCTATTGATAATACTATCAACAACTCTTGTGCTAGGTTTGGCAAATGAGTAACTAATAATTCTTCTTGGTTTATAAAACTCTGGTGTTCTTTTTTTACAATGTATCTTGGCTAACTTATAGCCATTCTTAAATGCGTTCTTGTATATTTTTTTTTCTTTCTTTGATAAATCACGATAGTGTCCTGCTTTCATAGCAAGTTTTATTTCAGTAAATATTTTATTTTTAGTCATAGATCCCCTACGTTTTCCTTCAGTTTTTTTTAATATTAAATTAATAACTATCTAGCTGTCATTAATTCTTCTCTGCACTTAACAACTTCCAAGTATAAATGGTAACTTTCTGCTTTTAACTTGTTAGCCTTTTGAACTGTGTGGACATACATTTCACTTTTTTTTCTCTGCTTGTCCATCAGCTTCTGCAGTTGCATTTTGGTCTTTTCCATCTTGCTCCTTCTTTACTGTTGTAAAATCGAGTTTAATATTTTCGATTTTTACTTCTGCGTTTGTTCCTTCATTAGAACTATTTGCAGCCTTCTCTACTGAATCAAACTCCTCTGTTAGTTTAAAACTACACTCTCCAGACTTGATCCTTATAAACTTTGTCATACTTTATCCTTTTTGGCAACCTCTTTTTTGTGTATCTCTTTAGTCATTTTATTGTACACACTCATATCTAAATAGTTGTCTGCCTTAAAATTTTTTGTTGATCTATATAGCTTTAATCCCATCATTAATTGACCTACTTGATGAGGTTTAATTCTTGTTCTTAAATTACCTGCAAGTATTATCGTAAACATTTCTGCTAACATAATAAAGTTCTCTTGATAATTACCATAATCTTTTTGGCGATCATCAATAATCTTCTTCTCAATTTCT